TGGAAGTGGTAGACATGACAGACTTAAAATCTGTTGGGTAGTAATACCCGTGTGGGTTCAAGTCCCACTCCGGCTACCAGGACTCTTAGCTCAGTTGGTTAGAGCAACTGACTCATAATCAGTAGGTCACAGGTTCAAACCCTGTAGGGTCCACCTAATAATATAAAAGAATAATTATGTTTAAATCAAAAAGAAAACGCAGGCACTTAAATTATATGTATAAATACTTATTAGATCTGAGATATGATACTCTTAATAAAACATTAACAGCATCAGAAAATCAATTTAACAACAAATCAGAACTGAGAGCAATTAAAAATAATTGTTTGCTCATAAGAAAATATCAACGTAGATGGTCATTACTAAAATTTTAATTATGAATGATTTTGAAAAGACCCGTTTAATAAAATTTATTACTTGGACAATAATACTAATTATAACACTAACTATATGGATCAACATATTCAAATACATAAAAGGGATGTAGTACAACATAATGCATTAAGTATAGCCGCACAACATAAAAGATGTGGTTTAGCTATATCAATGGGTGTTGGTAAAACTAGAATAGCCATAAAGCATCTACAAAGACACTATAATCAGTTTATACAAGTATTAGTTGTTGTACCAAAACATTCTGTAGCACAGTCTTGGAATGATGAGTTAGAAAAGATGGGTCTTTTAAATTTATTAGACCATATAACCTTTACTACATATATATCACTTAAGAAAAGAAATCCAGAAGACTTTGATATAGTATATTTAGATGAATGTCATTCACTTAAATATGTACATGAATTATTTTTAGCAAGATTTACAGGAAAGATCCTTGGTTTAACTGGTACGCCACCAAAAGACACAGGTTCTGAAAAAGGAATGCTTGTACAAAAATATTGTCCTATAAGATTTAGGTTTAATGTTGATCAGGCTACTGACTCAAACATCTTAAATGATTATAAAATCATAGTACATGAATTAGAATTATCTAGACTACCAAGTCTTAAAAAAAAGAATAAGAAAGGTGGTTTTTGGTATACTTCTGAGAAAAAAGATTATGATTATGTAACGTCTAGAGTAGCAGATGCAACAACAGCAAAGCAAATACAGTTTGCTAGAATATTACGCATGAGAGCTATAATGGATTATACAAGTAAAGAAAGTTATGTAATTAGTCTATTAAAGAATATAAATGACAAGTGCATTATATTTGCTAATACACAAAAACAAGCTGATAGAATGTGTAGTCATAGCTATCACTCAAAAAATCCAAAATCCGATGAAAATTTAGAATTATTTTCTGATGGACGTATAGATAAATTATCATGTGTGTTACAATTATCAGAAGGTGTTACAATTCCAAAATTAAAAGCAGGAATTATTATGCATGCATATGGTAATGAACGTAAAACAGCACAACGTATAGGTAGACTATTAAGGCTTAATCCAACTGAGACAGCAGTATGTCACATATTGTGTTATAAAGGAACACAAGATGAAAAATGGGTAGACAAAGCCCTTAAAACTTTTGATCAAAATAAAATAACTAGATATAATCCACTAAAAAGATAATTATGGGAAAAATGAAAGAAATATTTATGGAAATGGTTGAACATGAATATAACGGAGATCATGATGCACACTTACAAGATATGGCTAGACAATCATGTGAAGAATTCTCACATATGCCACATGAAGATTGTAGTAATTGTGATACACCTGTTATAGTACGTAATGAAAGCACGGCAATCTGTGAGGCTTGTGGTGTTGAATATGTATATGTTGAAGGTACAAAAAGATTTTTGTAATGAGTGCTTTTGGTGTATATATGAATTTACCTGATAATGATATAGAAGTTGAAGTAGAGTATACTTATGATCCAGGTGAACCAGATCAGTGGTATGATTCTAATGGAGATCCGGGTACCCCAGGTACTGCTCCATCTATAGAAATACTACACATATGGGCTGAATTACCCAATGAAGGGCTAAAATTAACAGCTGTAGATATTGTTAATATTATACCCGGTAATTGGGCAGATGAAATTGAAACAGAAATATTAGAAAATCATCATGAATGAGAAAACTACTAAAATAATTAATGGAAAAACATATATATTTGAAGATGGAAGGTGGATTACTAAAAGACCCACTAACAATCTAGATCTTGATCCGCATGACCCAGACTATGGGTGGGATTGGGATCTGCAAAACAAAAGATGATGGATCAAAAAATTAGTTTAATTAAGTTACATGCAGAAGCAGCATTAAAACATCTAGATAATGTTGATGTAAACCCAGGTACAAGTCAACGTAATCTAGATGTTGCAGTTCTGTTATTAGAAAAAATTAAAAATTTATGAAACATTTTATGAATAATAGTAAAGAGTATTTAAAAAAACCAACCGTGACTGAAGAAGATATAAAATACAGGCAGGGTAAAAGAAAAGATCAAGTTGAAGGCCATTCTATTATGGCATTCTTTAGCATCCTAGGCATAGTTGCTATGCTTTGGTTAATGATATTACTTGCCTCATGAGAGATCAATTGTTTGTAGAGGGCACAGTAAAAGATGGAAAGTTACATTTCCCTATAAAAGCATTTCAGATTAAATATGATAACTTCTTTAAAGAGCATAAAGATGGCGTTAGAGTTGAGATATTTATTGGAGTGCAAGATGGTAAAGGTAGTAACCCGCAGTTAGCAAGAGTTCATGCTATGATACGTGAGATAGCTAATGAACTTGGTTATACCTTTGAAGAAATAAAGCTTCAGGTAAAAAGAAAAGCCGGCTTATGCTTTATGAAAAATAATAAAGAGTATTGCAAATCATTTGCAAAGTGTGATAAAGAAGAATTAAATCTTGCTATACAAGCAGCTTTAGAAATAGGAGACTTTAGTGGTATGCAGTTGAGATAGTTATTTTACTATTTTCATCTTATTAGTGATTTCAGTAAGCTTATCAATAGCATTGTTATCTTTAGATTTTAGCATATCACCAAGTTGTTTAATATCATCTTCTGTAGCAGTTGTCTCAGTAGGTTTATTTAAACCTTGTTGTAAAGCTTTAAACTTAAATAACTGTAGTAAACTGTACAAAGTATAAACTTGCTTTTCCCAGTTATCCAGTTGAATGTTTTTTATATCATCTCTATCATTATTTTCAACGGCTACACGTATACTTTCAAATTTTTGAAAAGTTTCACCAACAGTATCTATTTTAGAGCCAGCAATTATCATATCTGATATGATATTTTGAAGAGATGTAATATAAATAGTAGATACTTCAATGTCTTTGATCACATCTTTTGGATCATACACATCATATGTTTGTATTCGTTTTGATTCAGACATAACTATCAGTTTAAGTAACAAATATAGTATAAATTTATAAGAAAAATGGAAATAGACATTAATAATTTAAGAGATAATTTAAATAATAAACTTAAAGAAAGTGGTTGGGATCATGTATTAGCCCCGTATATAAATGGATTAAGCTTTGATCACATTATGAATACATTGGTTAAAAGTGTATCAGAAGGAAGAAGATTTACTCCAAAATTTAAAGATACATTTAATGCTTTTATAGAATGTCCGTATGATAAACTTAAAGTTGTAATTGTTGGACAAGATCCATATCCTCAACTTGGTGTTGCTGATGGAATAGCATTCAGTTGTAGTAATAAAGGTAAAGCTGAAAAGTCATTACAGTACATACTAAAACAAACCATTGGTGATTACACTGACACAGGTAGAGTTATGTATACACCAGAAGAATGTGACTTAAGACGTTGGTCTAATCAAGGTGTATTATTAATAAATACAGCACTAACTGTAGAAGTCAATAAGATTGGATCACATTATGGTATATGGAAAAGCTTTACTGAATATCTATTTGATATCCTTAATAAATATAACAAAAATGTTATATTCATACTTATGGGTAGAAAGGCAGAAGAGTGGGCACCATTAATACCAAACAATAAAATATTTAAAGTTGCACACCCAGCATCAGCTGCTTATAGAGGGGGAGAATGGGATTGCAAAGATGTATTCAATAAAGTAAATGAAGAGCTAATTAAACAAGAAAAGTCTTGTATAGCTTGGTAATTATTTTTATATTTGTAAAACAAAATCATAGCCTAAATGTCTAAAAATCAACAACTTAGCCAAGAAAAAGATATTTCTGAATTTCAAAAAAACTTTTATGAAAAGTATGGTGTAAGAATATTTATTTATACTCCACAAGAGTGTAATGATAAGATACCACTTGATGTCTTTCATACTTGTACATTAGATGCATTACATGAAAATGTGCCTGAACACAAGAAAGTACCATCATTAAAAGAAAAAATTAGATTTAGAAGTTATTTGGTTTATGTTCAAACAATGTCTTATTTAGCACATAAAGAAGGACACTCTAAAACAAGCATTGGTAAATATCTTAACCGTAATCATGCAACAATTATTAATTCATGTAAAATGGTTGATAATGGTTTCTTTACAAAAGATAAAGTAGTTATAGATGCATATAATAATATATTAAATAAACTAATAGAACATGTGGGAACTATTCCAAAAAATTTTAAAAGCAAAACTAACACCAAATCAACTGCTGATTCTATTTGGGATGAAGCAAGGAGTTTCATTAGCAATTAATAATGATGCTGATAAGAATAAGTTAGTAGAACAAAAATATTTACAATTTGAAGATGGTAAATATACATTAACTGCAGATGCAAAAATGCTGATAGCAAGAATGGATAATTACTTTATAAAAGCTAAAAAGAAAACTGATATTCAACTAATGGGTAAAGACTTTGTAGATAAAATTAATGACTACAGAGAAATATTTCCTGCTAAAAAGTTACCAAGCGGTAAACTTGCAAGAAATAATGTAAAAGCATTAGGTGAAGCATTCAGATGGTTCTTTGAAACATATGATCATACATGGGATGATGTTATAAATGCTACTAGAATGTACGTAAATGAGTACAGGGATAAGGAGTATATGTATATGCAAACCAGTCAATATTTTATATGTAAGCAAGATAAGCATAGAGTTAAACACTCTACATTAGCAGACTATTGTGATATGATGATAGAAGGTATCAACACAGAACAAGAACATTTTAAAGAAAACGTTGTATGAGTAAACCAAAACCAGCATGGGTGGGCCAATATCAAGCCTTTAATGATGCACTTAAATATATGTATGCCAGATCAACTGGTGAGGAGAAATCCATATATACGCCATGGCCAAAGTTTAATGATGCATGTACAGATGGGCTTGAGTGGAACACACTTACTGTAATTGGTGGTAGACCTGGTTCAGGTAAGACTTTAATTAAAGATCAAATCATTAGAGAATCATTTATATTAAATCCTAATGATGAATTCAGAGTATTAGAGTTTCAATTTGAAATGGTTGGTAGAACCTCAGCAATTAGAGAATTTAGTTCTATAACCGGTAAAACATATAAAGAATTATGTAGTGCAGGATCAGTACTAAATAGTGATACATTAAACACATGTCATCAGTATGCTAAAGAAAGAATAAAGTTTCCAGTAGATATTGTATCTACTCCAATGACAGTAAATCAAATGCGTGATCAAATTGATCAGTATATGAATAAACATCAAAAGAAAACAATTATAACTCTTGATCACAGTATGTTAGTAAAAAGAGCACCTTATCAAAATAGTACATTAGATATGCTATTTGAACTAGGTGAGTTTTTTACACAGTGTAAAAGAGATTATCCTTGTTTGTTTATATGTCTATCACAATTGAATAGGAATATAGATAACCCAGACAGGGCTATTGATGGTAAGTATGGAAACTATATTCTTGAGTCAGATATATTTGGATCAGATGCCATGCTACAACATGCTGATACCCTAATAGGTATTAACAGACCAGCAAAGCAAAAGATAAGATTTTATGGTCCAGATAGATATATTATTGAAAATGATAGAACCCTTGTATTGCATTTTTTAAAAGCCAGAAATGGTGATGCACGTATGTCATTCTTTAAAGCAAAGTTTGAACAAATGCAGATAGAAGAAATGCAAACACCAGGACAACAAGAAAGAAGATGATAAATACTAAAAATATTAATAAGAATAAAATGGGACTAACACCTGATCAGAGAAAAAAGAAAGTAGCAACTCTAAGAGAGGAACATGAAGATTACTTTCAAACAGCAGGAATAATTAATGCGCTGTATATACCTAAGATGGCATACAGACCAGCTGGTAAAGATGACTTATTTATAAGTTTCTTTCCTAGTGAATTAGAGAAAGAAGAAAATATATACACAGAGTTTGTGAGTATAGATTATGAAAGTGAAGATCCAAAAAGAACTTTATATTTACATAAATATAATCCACACTGGAAAACTGAGTATGAACTTATTACTTCTAGCTCAGGATTTGTAAGACATATAATACCCGTAAGTGAGTTAATAGTTATAAATGATATTACTGATAGAAATAAAACAAATATCATTACAAGTAATAACTTTGAGAATACAAGTAATAACTTTGATAAACCAAAGGAAAGTATATTTGACTTACCTAATCCAGATGCAAATCCATCTACTGATTTAGTAAATAAATTAGAAGATATAAATCAATCTATAATAACCTTAACAAAAGTAATTAATAAATTAATCAAGTAAATATGGCACAAAGCGTATTAGTAATTGCTGATTCAGGTACAGGAAAGTCTACCTCAGTCAGAACATTAAACCCTAAAGAGACTTTCATTATAAATATTGCTAATAAACCTTTACCTTTCAAAGGATGGAAAAGTAAATACACACAAATAAGTAAAGATAACCCAAAAGGTAATCTTACATCAGCTGCAACCGCACCTGGTATTATTAAAGCAATGCGTCATGTTAATGATAAAATGCCAGACATTAAAACAATAGTTGTTGATGACTGGCAGTATATGAGCTCATTTGAATATTTTGATAGAGCTAATGAAAAAGGATATGATAAATTTACTCAGATAGCATCTAATTTAGCTATGGTAGCTAAGCTTCCAAAAGATCTAAGAGATGATTTAACTATATTCTTTTTGACACATTCAGAAGATTCTACTGATATTAATGGAAACAGAAAAGTAAAAGCTAAAACAATTGGTAAAATGATTGATAACGCTTTAACTTTAGAAGGTTTGTTTTCTATTGTATTATTTGGTAGAGTAAAGAAAAATGATGATGATGGACTTGACTATGGTTTTGAAACACAAAACAATGGAGAGAACACATGTAAATCACCAATGGGTATGTTTGAGGATAACTTCATTCCTAATGACCTACAGTATGTAAAAGATTGCATACAGAAATATGAAGAGTAATAATTAATAAATGTAAATTAAAAAAGTAAATTATGTTAAGTACTAAAGACATGTCTGCAGGATCAGGCAGTATTAAACCAGTTATTGGACCAGGTAATCAAGTTGTAAAGATCAATTCAATATCTTTTGATCAAACACCATATGATGCAGATGCATACAATATTGTTTTGCATGTTGAATCAGAGCCTATTGTAGGAGAGTTTAATGGTTTCTTGAAAGATATGAATAATCCTAACGGCCCACGTTATGAAGGCCAAGTAGGTAGAGTTAGATTTTCACCATATCCATATAAAGATACTACATTACCAAGCGGTAGAGAAATTGAAAAAGATACAGAAGTATTGAAAGCAATGGTCTATCTAAGTGAAGTATTAAATAAAAGAGCTGAACTGGATAAAATTGAAGCAAATACTATAGAGCAATTTATGGTAGAGTGTAATAATTTATTTAGTAACAGTGAATACATCAATGCATGTTTAGGTGCACGTGAATGGGAAAACAAAGAAGGTTATATTAATAATGATTTGTTTTTACCACGCATGAGTAAAGATGGAATTCCACTAGAAGCTTTAAATAAAGAAGGATCAAGACTATTAAAGTTTGATGAGAATAATACTAATCATTTAAGAAAGTTTGAACAGAAATCACAACCTGCTCAAACAAACTTTGAACCAGCTACAGTAGTTGGTGATGATTTTGATCTTTAATATAAATCAAAAGAGTGGGCTCAGTATAATGCTGGGCCCATTTCTTTTAATATAATTAGATCATGTTTAATACTAAAAATGTTGTTTTAGAAGGTTCAGATGTACCAAGCACATGGGTATTTCAATATTATTTAAAATTATCAGAAACCTTAACAGGACAAGACGTTAAAATTAAATCTATATTTAATCCGTCTGAAAGAACTCCAAGTTTTTGTTTGTATGTAGATAAATCTATAATGCAATATAAGTTTAAAGATTTTTCAACTGGTAAAAGTGGTAATAAAGTTGACTTAGTTAAATTATTATTTAACATAGAGTTTTCTGAAGCCATGAATAAAATAGTATCTGATTACAATAAATACATTAAGTCATCTGATTATATAAAAGAAGAATTCAAACCTCAAGAAAGATGGAAAGTAGACTTTATTAAGGTTAGAAGATGGAGCGTTGAAGATCAAAAATATTGGTTGAGTTTCAGAATTGGTAAAAGCATGCTAGAAAAATATAATGTAAAGCCAATAGATTACTATAACTTAGTTAAACCAGAGGGAAGTAAGTTCAAAAGTTTACGTATAGGTAATTCAATGTGTTATGGTTATTTTGATAAAAATAATGAAGCATATAAATTTTATCAGCCTAGAAGTAAATCACATAAATTCTTTAAAGTAAAAAACCACTTACAAGGATTTGATCAACTTGAATTCAAAATGCCATATTTAGTTATATGTTCATCTTTAAAAGATGCAATGTGTTTAAAAAGTATGGGTTATAATATAGAAGTTATTAGCCCAGACTCAGAGAATACTATGATTAAACCACATATAATTGAATATCTTAAAAAAAAATTCAAGAAAGTAATAACTATTTTTGATAATGATGAAGCAGGTAGAAAAGCTGTAGATAGATATTCAAAAGCATATAATATAAATGGATTTGTTCCAACTATATGCAAAGACATATCAGATGCAATGAGAGAATATGGTTTTAAAAAAACTCACGCTATGCTCAAACCATTATTAAAAGAAACAATCAATAAATAATTATGACAAAACGTAGATGGTTTATACCAGGTAATGTTCCTAGTAGTAAAAATGGAAGACGTTGGACAGGTAAATATTTTATAGCTAGCAAAGCTGTAATGAATTATAGAAAAGCTACTAAAGAGTTCTATAAAAAATACGCAGATGAATTTAAAAAAGAAGTTAGCAAACAAGATCTACCTGTAAAAATATCTTTTGAATTTATTAGAGGATCTCGTCACAAGTTTGATTATATCAATCCTGCACAAACAGTACAAGATGATATGGTTAAACATGGGTGGATTGAAGATGATAATGCTGAATTCATTATACCGGCATTTGAACAATACTCATATGATAAAAAGAATCCAGGCGTTTGGATAGAACTAATATTAAAAGATGGAGAAATCTAAAAAAATCATAACAATAGATGAATTCTTTTCTTTTGTTGAAATGTTTAAAGGTTCTGAAGAAGATCAGGCATTAGCTGCAGAAATATATAAGAATGCTGAATATAAAGATAAAGATATATTAGATAGACTTATATGTAAAGCATTAGTGTTTGGTGATCGTGATTCCTTTATAAAAGGTGTTAGCATGCCCATAACTATAAGTACGCTATATACAAAGAATATTGTAGCACTTATAGAACCTAGAAAAGCAATGAATATATATTTAGATATTTTATTTAAAATAATTAAAAAAGATGAGTAATGAATAATATACAAGATCAGGTTGCAAGAACAACCAAAAGTCTAATATTTGCTGAGCCCTTTTACGGGCTCTTTTTAATTGGTATCAACAAAAAATATACTGACACAATTCCAACAGCTGGAGTTAGTAAACATGGTATTGGTATGCAGTTGACTATAAATACAGAGTTCTTTAATAATCTTAGTGAAGATCATAGATATGGATTAATAAAGCATGAGCTATTGCATATTGCTTTTGGACATCTTATTATGAGGGACTTATACAGTAATCATAAACTATTTAACATTGCCGCAGATCTAGAAATCAACCAATACATATTGGAAAGTAAATTACCGGAAGGTGGTTTGCTGTTAAGTAGTTTTCCTGAACTGAATTTACCTGTGAAAGCAGGTACTAAAGTCTATTATGATTTATTACAGCAAGCTAAAGATGATGGTACATGTCCTTCATTAGATAATCTGATGAATGAAATGAATGGTAATTCACCATATTGTCATAGTACATGGGAAGAGTTTGATGATTTATCTGAAGCAGATAAAAAACTAGTTCAAAAACAAATTGAACATCAGTTAAAAGAATCTGCTGAACAAACTGTAAAAAAACAAGGCACTATACCAGGTGAGTTAGCAGATTTAATTAGAAGACTCATGCATATTGAACCTCCTAAATTTGATTGGAAAGCATATTTAAGAAGATTCATTGGAAATTCTAGTGTTGTATATACTAAAAAATTAAGACGTAAATACAATAAAAGATATTCCGCTAATCCGGGTCTCAAGATTAAATTCAAAAATCATATATGTGTTGGTGTTGACACAAGTGGATCTGTAAATAATGATGAGCTTAGAGAATTTTTCTCAGAGCTTACACATATGCATAAAACAGGTCATAAGATTACAGTAGTTCAATGTGATACAAAAATAAATAGTGTAAAAGAGTTTAATCCAAAGAAAGATTGGGAAATACATGGTCGTGGTGGGACAAGCTTCCAACCAGTAATTGACCACTACAATGAAAAGAAAGGGCGTTATACAGCTCTTATATATTTAACAGATGGTGAGGCTTATGCTCCAGAGGATTGTCCAAACAATACGTTATGGGTACACAGTTCTAACTGCAGTATAAATGAAGAGTTACCAGGAAAGAAAATTCAACTTAATTAATAAAAAGAAATGGCACAAGTAAATTTAAATGTAACAGAATTAAAAGGATTTGTTAATCACATTATTACTAACAACAGATATTTACAAGAAAATGGTAAAAATTCTGTATCAGTAGAAGTTGTAGGTGAATCTGGTATTGGTAAGACTTCTACTATAGTAGAGCTTGCACAAGAAAATAATCTAAAATTTGTAAAACTTAATCTTGCTCAGATAGAAGAGCTAGGTGACTTAGTTGGTTTTCCTGTACGTCAATTTCAGATGTATAAAGAAAAAACAATACCAGTTAAGAAAGTAGATGATTTATCTATGGTTACTGCAGCACAAAGAGCGGCAGGATCAAGTTTAGCAAATATGTCAAATACTACAACCAAAAAGGTTGGTATGTGGGTTGATGAACTTGCTGTACAAGAGTATTTAAAGAATGGATACAAGATGACCGGTAAGAATAGAATGTCTTACTGTGCTCCTGAATGGATTGCTGATGCAAAGTCAGGTGGTATACTATTATTAGATGACTGGAACCGTGCAGATACAAGATTCATTCAAGCAGTTATGGAATTGATTGATAGACAATCTTACATCTCATGGACATTACCAAAAGACTGGCACATAATTTTGACAGCAAACCCAGACAACGGAGATTATATGGTTAACAGTGTAGATAGTGCACAGAAGACTAGATATGTAACCGCTAACTTGAAGTTTGATGTTAATGTATGGGCACAATGGGCTGAGGGTGCAGGAATTGATACTAGATGTATTAACTTCCTGTTGCTCCATCCAGAATTAGTAACTCAAGAAACAAATGCAAGGTCTATAACAACGTTCTTCAATGCTATATCTAGCTTTGATAACTTTGAAGACAACCTATCTATGATCCAAATGATTGGGGAAGGTAGTGTTGGAGATGCATTTGCTTCTATGTTTACAACCTTTATTAATAACAAGCTTGATAAGCTTGTAACACCAAAAGATCTATTGACTCATGATAATGAACAATACATTCTTAATGAATTAAGATCTTGTATTGGTAAAGATGATACTTATCGTGCAGATATTGCATCTACACTGGCCACAAGACTTGGTAACTATTCTGTAGTATATTCTCAAGATAATACAATTACACAGAAAATTACTGACAGACTTAAGGCTTTATGTACTATGGATTATTTCACTAATGATCTGAAGTATCTAGTTGTACGTACAATATTCAACGGTAATAAAAAGAAGTTTAATAAACTAATGATGATCCCTGAGATTGTTAAAATGACAATGAAGTAATATGGCAAC